AGAAAGTGTACCGTCTGCATTATAAACAATAGCAGATGCTAATTTACAAGCACGTTTAATTGTTTTAACTGGAGCACTCTGTCCATCGTTAGCATCGTCGCCTTGTTCTTCGGAAACGTATATAACATTACCGCCAAAAATATCAGGATCAGTAAAACTTAGATTACCTTGCCCATCTGTTTTGAGTAGCTGACCTATTGTACCTGTAACTGGAGGCAAAGTTAAGGTATATCCGTCTGCTAGTGTATCTGGTGATTTAATACTAACACCGTCATCGCCAGATGCTGTTAATTCTTTAAATGTAAGCGTATTTGCATCTTCGATATTAACTCTATCTTTTAAATTAATATCAGTGTCATTGATAATCATACGTTCTGTGTTATTTACAGTTACAGTAACTTGAGCCTGATCAGCAGCTCCTAAATCATCAACTTTAACTTCTGAATCGCCTTCAAAAATTCTTTTGGTAATATCTTGAACAGTGTTATCATCACGCAATAGGTATACTTTACCATCGGCTGTATTGATTGCTAATTCACCTGATTCTAATTGAGAAACTATTGGCTGTTTGCCAGCCACAGCACTACGCTTGTGTCTAATTGTTGTTGCCATTCGGCATGCCTCCTATTTAGGTACGGGTCAAGTCTATATAGACGCCCAAAACTACACGATAGAAATCGCTGTACAGTTATTTATCATAGGAGAAAAGTAGTAGCTTAATTAAAAGCTACCACCGTCGATTGTATCTGTCCAAACCGGAGTTGCATCAACATCACTAGTTACAGTAAGTAATTGGAAACTTGTACTTGCATCGCTAGTACCAGCTGCATCTGTAACTTGTACTGGATTTGCAGTATCACCATAAAGTATACCATTTTCAGTAAATGTACTTACACCTGTACCACCGTATTGTACTTCAAGATCGTTATTGGTTAGTACCAGTGTTCCATCTACTGTTAAGTCTTCATTTACAGTAACACTTTGATCAAATGTTGTTAAGCCGCCCGATGCGCCGATTGCAATTGTAGTTGCTGCACCGCCAAAATTAACAGTTGTAGCAGTTGTGTTTAACAAGTTAAATGTTGTTTGATCAGTGCTTAGTGTATCATTATTGATTGCAACATCAGTAGTAAATGTAGAAACTGTTTCACTTAAACGTAATTTTTCAACATCAGCAGCACCACTTATCATTGTGCGGAAGACCATGTCAAAGTCTTCTTGTCCGCTTGTTACATCAGTAGCAACAACATCAATTACACCAATGTTTTCAAAGTTACTATTTCCTGTTTCAAACTCAAATTTAAGACCAGTACCACCACCTGCTCCAGGTGAACCACCGTCATTATGATGAGCAAGTGTTATTGGATAAATGATGTTTGTTGCATCTCCAGCGGCAGCGTTATTGAATATTTTTGCTGTATTTTGTAATTCAATAGTATCTGCAGGAATAATAATAGCATCTGTTTGTAAATCAGTTAACTGTAAGTTTCCGTCATTATTGCCACTTATAAATCCTTGTACATGCAAGTTTTCTGCAATGCCAACGCCACCTGCTACTACTAATGCTCCTGTTTGATAATCTGTGCTTGTTGTAGTTGCGTTAAGTGTTACTGTTAAAACTGTACTATCAAACGAAGATGCAGCATTTTCAATTATAAAACGTTGAGCGTCATTTGTAAAGAATTTTAATTGATCGTTGTCAGTACCTGGTGAATCTTCAGGACTAATATAAGTGTCTTGATCAACGTCTTTCACACAGCCTAATGATCCCCACGCAGTACCGTCATATCCTTCAAATGTGCTATCAGTTGTGTTGTAACGAATTTGACCTTGTACTTCTGTAGGTCTTTCTAGTGTTGTACCGACTGGAATCTGTAATGCACTTGTACTGTCAATAATAACATCTTCTACATTAATAGTCATTGTGCCTGTAGCAGCACCCATATTAATTGTTGTAGCTGCGCCAAATGCGTTTATAGTAGTAGCATTTGTATTAAAGACGTTAAATGTACCTGTTTCGTCAGTTATAATATTTGTACCGTTTACTTCTACATCTCTGTCAGCAATTAAATCCCTGTCTGCAACAACATCTTGTCCAGCGTGTATGTTAACTAGTGAAGATATTCCACCTGTTACTTGTAATGCGCCTGTAGAATTGTCAGTAGCAGCGTCAGAATTTAACAACACTAAATTAGCTATTTGTCCAATTTCTACTTTTTCAGCGCCGTCGGTTGTGTTGATACTTATATAGTCTTCAATGTTTTCGTGTAGTCTAAATGCGTCAACAGTATCATCCGGAAGATCAATATCTGTAATACCATTTATATCAATTGTATCTTCTGCTCTATCACTACCTAAACGTGTATCTCCGTTTACATTCAAACTCAATTGAACATATAAATCTTCACCAATACCTACACCACCATCTACAACAAGAGCACCTGTAGTAGGACTTGTACTACCGCTATCATTTTGAATTTCAACTTTTGGTTGTTCACCAAATGTAAATTTTTCTTCGCCCTCACGTGTATTAATACTTACATAGTCTTCTGTGCCAACACTAATACTGTATGCTTGTAGACTTTCTTGTGGAATAGTTAGTTCAACGTCTCCTGTAAATGTAATATTTCCATTTACTGTAAGCGTACCTTCAACTAACAAATCTGGATTAATTGTAACTAAACCTGTTGCAGAACCTACATTTATAACGGTTGCTTCACCACCAAAGTTAATTGTTTCTGCTGTTGTGTTTAAGAGGTTGAAGCTATCAACATTTGTAGATAACACATCACCGTCGACATCTAAATTACCATCAAGTATCAAGTTTCCTGTTACAGTACCGCCTGTTAGTTTATTAAGATATCTATTTTCAACGTATGTTGTTACAGCTGATTGTGTTGGAGCAGTGTTAATATCTACTAAACCGTTACTTGCTGTTAAGTTAGGATTGTTACTTACTTCTTTCAGTTCTACACCAACTGGAATACCATCTCTAATAAATGGTCCTACACTGGTTAAACCTTGTAAGTCAATTTCATTAGCGTTAAGTGTAATAGCACCTGTAAGTGCGTTAACTGCAAAGAAATTACCAACTCTAAAGTTACCAATTTGGTCAACAGTACCACCTGCAAATACTTTACCTTGACCTACTTCGATAATTTCTTGCGTGGCAATCGGAGATCCGCCAAAGAACGGAAGTGCGTTATATGTAATACCTGCGCCAACATATTCAAATGCGTGACCTGATGTTGAAATTGTACTAACATTGTAAAGCTGTCCAAGTGTGTCGTTTTGGATAGTAATCAAACCTGGTGATATAATAATATCATATGTACCACCGTATGTTGCGTTGATTTGTTTTATTGCTTCGTCAACAATATTTTCTGTGTTACGTAAAATCATTTCACGTTCTATATTGTATGTACTATTACCCAATGAATAATCGTGATTTACTTCACTCCATCCTGTTGTATAACCTTCTTCAATAGATTGAGCTATTCTATCAATTAATAATTCTACAGTTTGTCCAGCAGCTAGAGTACCGTCTGGTATACTTACATCTTGCGTTAAAGAGTTGCCTGGACTTTTTGTAATAGGATTATTTTGTGCAATTTCTTTTAGAATGTCGCCTAGATATCTATAAGTTAATTCAGTAATTGATTCTTGACCTTCAATTACAGCATTATTGTAGTATGCTAATCCTGCACGTCTAGTTTGTTTGTTACCTCCGTACATCAGATCATAGACTACTGCATCTATAATGTATTTTGTATCTCTTTCACAAACATCAACTTTATAATCAAAATCAACAATACTATCAAATATAAAGTCTGTTACTTGACCTTGAATAGTTGCTTTTGCAGCTAATAGTTGTGCTGCTGCATTTTGTTGAACTGTGTTTAACCAACTAAAGTTAGGTTGAATTTCACCAGGTGTGCCACTTAAAGTTTGATTCGTTACAGCATCTTCGATAATTTGCAACAAATTCTCTGCTGAGTTTGCTTCTGTAAGTGTACCATAATTTCCATTTAAACTCTGAGATTCACCGTTTCCTGTACTCGGAGTAACTGCAACACCTTGTATAACATCAGCAACCACATCTGCTAAGTGTGCATATGCAGCACCAGTTATAGCCGCTTGCTCAGTTGGTAAGTATTGTGTTGATCCTAAGAAATATGCTCTTGTTGCAATGAGTATTGCAATGTTACCTGTATACAATAAATCATGACATAATGCATCAATAATATATCTTGTATCTCTTTCACATTTTTCTTGATTATATGAGAATCCATTGTATGTAGTGTTAATATAGCTAATAGTATCTGTTTGTAATGTAGACTTTAGATCTACAAAATCTTGTCTAGCAGCTAATACACCTGCATCAACCCATGCAGTTGACGGCGAAGATATTGCTGGAAGAGTATCAGTTCCATATTCAATACAATCCTCTACAATTTGAACTAATGATTCTAAATCGCTAACTTCAGTTGCACTTGAATTGCTACCGCTTGTATCTTGTGTTTCTGCATTTCCAGTTTGCGCTGTTATTGCGTTGCCTAATAAAATATCTTCAATTAAACTTTGCAAGTGGTTAAAACCAGCTGCTGTTTCTACTTGCTGTCCACTAACTTGTGTTACTGCATTTTCAAAATATGCGCTTGCTGCTTTTCTTGTTGCTGTATTTCCGCCATAAACAATATCATATGTTAATGCATCAACAACATATCTAACATCTCTTTCACATTTTGTTTGATTGAATGTTAAACTTGGATAGTTGTTTACAATATAGGCTCCTACGTCAGCAGCTAAAAAGTCTCTGTTATTTTGCAGTCTATCTCTAGCTGCTGTAATTGTTGCTGCTGCTCCTGTTGGTATAGGAAACGTTAATGCGTCTGCGGCTGTATCTGTACTTACAACACCGTTTTGAATAATATCTATAATTTCATCAAAAGCAGCATCACTTCTAAGAACTGCTGTAGCATCAGCAGTCATAATGTTAGACGCTCTGCCTTTTAGATATGTAATTGCGCCCACTGTTTGTGTAGATTGATCGCTTTGTACATAAGAGCTTCCTGCTCTTTGATATGATAAACCTGCTGTAACTGCATTATAATTTGTACCAAACGCAACGTCAGCTGATACTGCATCGATTATTAATCCTGTGTCTCTTGAGCATTTGTCGTCATCATAAACAAATAAAGTGCCACTACCGTTATCATAAACGTTATTAATATATGCAGTAACTTCCTTTGTTAAAAATTCTCTGTTGTTAATTACTTGTTCAACTGCATCAATTAAATCTTGTGATGCAGGACCAGGACTTTCAAAAACTCTACCTTCACTAGGAATTTCATCATATTCGATTACTTGTAATACATCTTCCCAACGAGCTTCTACTTGATCTTTTATAAAACTGTCTAACTCTACCGCTGCTACACTAAGTTCTTTTGCTTTACGTAAAGCCATAATTGTTGCAGGTTTTTGTTGTTCAGTAAAGTAAGCTGTATTTGCTCTATAATATGCTTGTCCTGCTGTTAAACTGTTGTGGTTAGTGCCTAATTGCGCATCTCTATAAACAGCATCAATTATTAAACCAACATCTCTTTCGCATTTTGTTCTATCAAATGTTTGATTAGGAAATGTTTGTAAAAGGTATGAATTTGTTGCACTTATTATACTTGTACTATTGTTTAATATATCATTTGCAGCATTTTGTTTTACACTTGTTTCAGTATCATATGTTGGATAAGAAATAAGAGGCAATCTACTTGTTGTATTTTCCGCAACCATGTCTTCAATGTTAAACAACAAGGAATCTAGTGCATCTGCTTCAATACTTGTAGCTGCTGCATTACTAAAATCTTGCGTTTCGGTTGCGCCTGGTGATTGAACTACAACTTGTTCTCTAACAACAGATTTAATTACTGCTCTCATTCGTGCAAAGCCATCTGCAATACGGGTTCTATTAATAGCAGTATAGTCGTCTATTTTTCTTCTAGCGTAATATCTAAATCCTTCACGCACTACGCCACTGTTACCTGTGTACAAAATATCATAAGTTAAAGCATCTACAATTTTTTCAAAATCTGCATAAAAATTATCTTCATCTACTGACGTCCAAGTATCAGTAAGTGTAGGGTGTTCGCTTTTCATATAAGCAATAAATTCATCTGCTAAAAATGCTTTGTTTGCTTGTATTTGATTTTTTGCGTCTCTTCTATTTGCTTCAACTCCGGTATGATCAGGATAATCAATAGTAATACCTGCACTATCGCCATCATCAAAAATATTGATATATGTATTAAATGCTTCATTTGTTGTTTGCAACATTGTATTGTCAGCTTGTACTTGTGTAAGTTGTAATGCTCTGTTTTGTACATCTTGCCATGCTGCTAAGTATAGACTTTTTTGTGTATCTCTAACTACATACTCTTGTGCATCTCTTACAACATGGTAATTACTTCCTAAAGCACAATAATATGCTGTGGCTTTTAACAAGTTATTTGCATCTGTTTCAAATTGCGGAACATTGTAACTTAATTCAGTAAACTGATTTCTAATATATTCGGTAATTTCTTCAACAATAAAATCTTTATTTGCTACAATATTATCTTTTGCTCTACGTACACCAATGTCAACAGTTGATAAATCATTATACACAATATCTGGTGCAGCACTACTGTCTTCGTTTCTTAAGAAATTAGTTATAATAGCAAATTTTTCAGTTATTAGAGTTTGCACTGCTACGTTTTGTGTAAGTGCTATCATTTCGTCTCTTGCAACGTTGATACCAAATATTGTAGGTTCTAATTGATCATTAAGAACTTTACCCGATCTTGCACGTAAATAACTTCTACCTGCTGCAATACTTTGGTAATTTGTACCTAAAACAATATCACCTATTACAGCATCAATAATAAATCTTGTGTCTCTTTTACAAACTTCTTCATCGTAAAAGAACGGTGGTGTAATTTGTCTTGATTCTGTAATGTAATAAAATGTATTGTCGTTTAAGAATTGTGCAATACTACCAACCTGTGGTTTATCTCTCAAGCTACCTATTCTAATCAAACTATTTGTTGATAAGTTAATAGTTCCTTCTGCACGTATTTGCGGATCACCTCCTACAAATTGGACAGCAGGCACTCTTTCGTATCCTGATCCTTGATCAATTATTGTTACACCTGCAATGTTACCTGTAGTTGCATCTAATACTGCGGTTGCTGTTGCTTGTGTACCACCTGCTCCAGTAGGAGCATCAATTACAACAGCAGGAGTGTTTACATATCCAACACCCGGACTTGTAACTGTAATACTTGCAACACTTGAATAATAATCTTGAACTGGTCTTGCACTTGTATAACTTGTTGGATAATAACCATCTGCTACACAACCAAAATCGCCAAAGTCACTAACAGAGTTTGAAATACTTAGATAACCACCTCTTGTAGTTTTGAATCCTGTTGTACAGAAAACTGTAAAGCAACTAACAATCTGCGTATATCCAAAGTTTGTAATTTCAAAACCAGGTCCGCCTTGAGCAATTTGAGTAAATGCGTCAGCAACAAATGACTTAACTAAAGATGCAGGATTATATAAATCTCCATCAACTAGCATACCGCCGCCGCCACCTTCTAAGTCTACTTGTTTTTCATAAGGAATAGCTGGATTGTCTTCGATCAATATTGGTCTGGCGCCTGGTGCTATACCTTCAATTTGTACAGTTTCAAATGGCACAAATTCAGTACCATCATTTAACCAAGGACCGTTCATGTTTGTACAGTTTTGCACATATGGCGAAGTTGTACACAATGTTCCTGGTCTAATACTTGCACACCACGCTGGAGCTCTCAAAGCTCTAAATGTCATTTGATATAGATAACATCCGTTACCCATTAAAAAGAAATTTTGAGTTGGATTATTTGGAAAAACTCTTGTATTACGCAGTTCGCCTGTGCCAGATATTGTAACAAAATCGGGCATAGAAATTGGATTATCTTCATAGTAGTCACCAGGAGCAACCATAATTGTAGTTCCTGGTACGGCAACTGCTACTGCTGCTTTTATAGTGCGCTTTGCACCATCAGGGCCCATACTACGGCCATCGTTACTATCGTTACCGTCTTGATTCACATAAAGAACATCAGTTACTTCTGGACCGCTTATGTTTCCTGTAACTGTAACTGTAGCGTCAATAGCCAACTTTCCACTTGGTGGGTTTATTTCAACATCACCATTAGATTTAAGGATTACCGACTGATCGTTAATCTTTCTTTCGTGAATTTTTTGACCCTTAAAATATTCCATGTTTTAAACTTCCAAATAACTTAATGTAACACTTAAATTGGTAGGTGCAGCACCTACCATAATTATCCTATCACCTTCTTCTAATACCAGTCTTTCGACATTAAACGTAAATGTTTCTGCCGAAGGCACTGACAAATCATTTAGCACTTGATTGTCGTCACCTTTTGCATCACCGTCTACAACAACATGCATGTCAAAGCTAGTATCGCCTATTCCTGATCCATCATCAACTGCCGTATTGCATACTAGAATAGTGGTAATAGCATACTTTTTTCCAGACGGAACAGTTAATATGGTAGTATCTGTAGCGTTTATGGTTGAGTTTACTATTGCCATCTTCTTTCCTTAAAATATAATACTAAAAAGCAGAGCTTTATTTCTGCTTATAAGTTCGTCTTGCGTTCCTAAAGCGTTTCTAAAAAACACACCAGTGCCGCCGTCTCCTTCTGCTTTACCGTAAAGCAACACACCTTCACTAGGATCAGCAGTAGGATCAGTTTGTTCTGTTAGTTGTGCAACACTATCGACTTGCACAACTCCAGTGCCGCTACCTCTAATAATAACATCGCCGATTAAATCAAGATTGGTAATTATGTTATCATTTAATCTGATATTTCCTATTTCTACTCTATCATCATAAAATATAGCCGCTTCTGTACTATCAACAGTAATTACTGCTCTACTGTCTTCTAATGGTTCTATTTCTTGATCAAAAATTCTAACACTAGTGTTTGTAGTCAAATCATTATATGTAATTCTATCTTGATAGTTGTATTTGTGATAATCTCTTACATAATCAGTTAAAGTTTTTGCAGTAATTAAAGCATCTAAATCATAAGGTGTTCCAAGTTTATCCGGGTTACTAGCTATGTTTTGTATTTCACCAGCAACGTATGGAAATACTTGTTGATGATAATCAGCAGTACCTCTAACACTAACTATTCCTGTGCCTTCTGCTAAAAATATTAAATCGTTGTTGCCATTAGTTTTTATACCACTAGCATACAAAGTTTTAAGTTTATTTTGAGAATCTTTAAATATAAATGCGCCTGCATCTACATCAGGAAATGTAGCTAAATCTAATCCTGAATCACTTGGAACTATGTTTTTTAATTCTTCATCAAAGAGTATGCTTGCGTTAAAACCTCCAGAAGCTTCGCCTCTGTCGATAATTAAACCAGCTTGACGTGCGCCATCTGCTTCACTAACACCTGGACCTACTTCACCGTCGTTTAGTGTGATTGTTCTATCTCTAACAACAACTTCGTTAACTTCGGTCTGAGTAATATTACCTGTAACATTCAAGCTACCTGTAATGTTTACTTCTCCTAAATCTGCACCAGTGTCGATTGTAAACGTGGCGTTATCATTTAACTTAATCTTATAGGAATCGAGATCAAGTATTTCAACTCTTTGAGCCATTATCTAACTCCTTAGATTGCAGTCAAACGTAGTAATGATTCGGTTGAGTCGTCCTCAGCTGTCCATGTATAACGATTTCCGTTATAATCTACTGCTGTTCTGTTGAATAACTTTTTAATTGCAATAGCGCCGCCGCCATCTCCAATACCTATGATTTGGCATTCTAAATTTGCGTTTGGTTCTGAACCATCTGATGTTAATCTGCAAATTCTTGTAATTGTATCACCATCGTTTGAGCAGTTAAATTTATTTGTACCACGTTGTGATAAAATGTAACCTTCGATTAAATTTGAACCATCGTGGAATCTAATTGGAATATTAGCTGCTGCTCCACCTGTTGCTCCAAAGTATCTTTTATTTACTGGACGTCCCATTGTTTTTCTCCTTATGTTGACGTTCTAGGTCTACGCAGTGGGTACTGCATAAGTCCTCATCGTGAGGCTCTCCTCTTGACATAAGTATTTATCTTTTTAGTAAAAATGGGTTATAATGACCATAAAAAAAGGCCTGCAATTATGTTGCAGACCTTTCTCTATAATATTGATAGGTTGGACTAAGGATTACCAACAATCGCCTTTGTAGATCCTGTCTAATAAAGCGAAGCCTAGCATCGGATAGTTATTTCCAAAATACGCATCTTCATGTCTCCATGCTCATGCGCTGCCACTACAGCTACTAGCCAAGTTACTGCCTCTACTAAGCAGCGTTTCCTTGCACTATCTAACTTGGACCGTCGTCTTCGTTATGTACTTAATATAGCATATACAAAATAAAAGTCAACCTATTTTTGTAATTTCTTCTGCATATCTTCTACCTTTTTTTTCAATATATGTGTATTCAACTCTGTCACCTTCGTTAAATTCATAATTTATTGTTTCAAAGTAAACATCTTGACGTAATGTTTTCCATTGGTCAGGTAGTATTGTTCCATACTTTTTTCTTTTACTAAACTTTATAATTGTGCCAGTGTGTTCCATATCAACTCCAATACAATATACTTATCAAAAAAATAGGCCCCGTAGGGCCTATCTTGTTTTTTTATAATGTTTGCCTTAGCTGAATGATACGTTTGAAACGCTTACACGAGCTAGGTAATCAGCAGCATTGCCAAGTGACGATGCTGTGTTGTTTAGCTCAACATAACCGTAACGTGTCATGAAGCTTACTACTGGCTCGAATGATGTTGGATCTAGTACAACACCTGAGCTCATTAGTGGGATGTATGGGCAGTAGAACGCTGCTGCGTCTGATTCTGAAGAACCTTTGTAACCAATTAGTACATCTTTGCTGTCTGATGCATATGTGTTTACATATACTTTCATTGCGTTGTTCAATGTACCAACCATTTTTGTGTTTGTTGGTGCTTCAAATGTGCCTTCTGTTGTACGTGCAAACGCTGAAGTTGTTGCAGATTGTAGTACTGTTAGTGTGTGTGGTGACACAACTGCCCAGTTACCTGCGCCTCTGCGTGTACGCTGTGCGATTTTGTTTGATGCACGGTTGATCATAACTGCTAGAGCAGCATGTTCGTCACCAACAAATGTCGCTGTACCTGAAACAGCAGCTTGGTCAAACTGTACGTCTGATTCCGCTGAACCTGCTAGGCTATATAGTGACTCAAGAACTTCTTGGTCGATTTCAGCAGTAATCTCTTGTGCTAGTGCAGCCATGATTTCTGCTTCTACGTCGATACCATGCTGTGACTGAGCGTCCTGAGCTGCTTCAAATGTCCAGCGAGCTGACAATTTACGTGTCTTCGCTTCGACAGTTTGCTTCAAGATCTGGATGCTTAGACGGTTACCTGCGGTACCTTCCATAGCTGAAGTTGAGTTTGCTTTACCTCCATCTGAACCAGCTTCGTCACCTGAGTAACCGATAGCTAGTTTAAATGGGCTTAGTGCCTCTTCGCCTGCTGTTGCGTCATCAGCTGTGTCTGTATAACGAACGCGAAGTGTGTGAATCTGGCCAACTGGACCAGTCATTGGTTGTACACCAACAATCTCGTTTGCGATGACAGTTGGCATCACACGTCTGATTACTGGAAGAATAACACGGTTAAGTGTTGCGATATTACCGGCAGATGTAGCACCAGCAGTTGCAGTCTCCATCAAATACTTGCGAGTATTTTCAAGTGTTGAAGCCATTACTGCTTTCTTTGTGCCTTGTAGGCCTTCAAGAAGTGCTGTTTTAGTATCGTGCCAGCGACTTTCTAATAGTTCTGACATTGGTTTCTCCTTATTTATAGTCCAGCTAAACGCTTAAAGTCAACTAAATTGTCTTTTGCGTCTGCTGTCATGTCATTTGTTTGTGTTTCTACACGGTTGCCTGTTACTTCTTTTGCCTCTGCCAATACTGCCTTCTTCTTTGCTGGAGATTTACCGTCAATTACTGCCGGTAGATACTTGTCAAACGATTCACGAAGTTTCTTCGTTTGTACAGATTCCAGTAAGTCCATCATAATACTTTTCTGATCCTTGTTTAAAGGAGCAGTTAGTTCACTAATAATGTCATTGCGAGCAATAGACTCGTTAATCATTTTGATTTTCTTGTCTTGTGCTTCTGCAAGTTTGATTGCTTTCGCCGCTGCTTCACGTGCTTCTGCTACTTGTTTTGTCTTAGCATCAACTACTTTTAATAGTTTAGATGTTTCTGATTTTTCATTTAGCAGACTGTGAGTGTATTCGTTAGCAAATGCTTCGAATATTTTGCGACCAAAGTCATTCTTACGTGCGCTATCGATATCTTCTTTTAGTGCTGTAATCTCTTTTGTGAGACCTTTAGCAACTGTTTCTGATACCAATGTTGCACTTTTCTTGATAAAGTCTGACTTAACTTTATCTAGTTGAGCTTTGCCTTCACGTACAAGACGTACTTTTGTTTCAGCAAGATCTTTTTTATCTTCGTAAAACTCTGCAAGTTCTTTTGCAAGTGACTCTACTACAAACTCTTCCATAGCAACAAATTTGTCAGCCATAGCTTTTTGATCTGAGTGTAGTTCCGTTACTTCTTTTTTCAACGATTCTAATACAAAATCTTTTAACAAGTTTGCATTTTCACGTTGAGCAACTGCAAATTTAGCTTTTGCCTCAGCAAGTTGCTTACGATCTTCTTGGAATTCTGCAATTTCTTCACTTAGTTTTTCAGTAACTAGTGCGTCAATTGCTTCTACCATAGTTTGCTTGTCATGTTCATATTTGCCAGCAAACTCTTCACGTAGTTCAGCAGTAACAGCAAGGCGATTTTCTTTCACCTTAGCGTTCCAAGCCTCTTCAAGTTCTGTACGAACTTCTTCCGAAATAGCAGTGTTTTCAAAGAGTGATTTCAGTGCATCATTCATTTTTTTCTCCTTGGTCACTGGAGTTTGTCTATTATGTTTAATAGACTCTCTTTTATATATTGTTGTGCCTTTTTGTCGCCTTGTACTTCCCTAGCTGTATGGAACGCCTTCAAACCACCATTGGTATTCATTAGGTGTTCATATATTGGTGTTGGATAAGCACCGGGGGCGCTAGGCTGAGCCACAACGTCCACGGTGATTATTTCGAAATCAGTTACTTCTCCTGATCCGTCTTCTTTTACATTGCCTGAACCCCTTGATGAAACACCTAGTTTAACGCTGCTTTCGAGCATTGTTTTTACCAGTTGTCCCATTGGAGTAGGCAAGATTTTTAACTTGCCATAACCGTTTGGTCCATCCATCCACATTTCTGAGATCATATGGCTTACACGGTCCAAGTTAATGTTAAGTCCGTCTGGATGATCTACTTCACCTAACACTGAGTAGCCACCACTAATTTGT